CTTTGGTGCCTGCTGGGGTCCCTCAGACCCCAGGCACCGTGATCCTGTCGTGGACTCACACCAGCATTGACACCACCGTTCAGACCAGGGCCGATGTGAGGTGGCGCAAGCGCGGCTCCGCGAACTGGAGTGGGATAACCATCAACGGGGACCGCAACACATACTCCCTCGCCTTCAGCGATGTCGGGGAGTACGAGTGGCAGG